AAGACTATAGATATAATCTATCTATTAATGATAAAATCAAACATCAATATTTACCTAATATCGGCAGAGAAGCACATACATACTTATATCATATAGTATCTAATTATTACAATTTAGGTGAATATAATATATTCTTGCAAGGATCTCCTTCTATAAGAAAACCATATGAAAATAGAATACATTCATTATTTTGTAAACCTTTTATTAAAAATAAAGTATCACACTCATATAATTTTTCTAAAAGAATGTGGCCTGGTCTAAATAAACAAAATAAATTATTAAAATGGAGAAATGTCAATCTATTAGATACTGGTAAAAATTTTTATGAATGGTTCAATGAATATATTGATGATGGAAAAATAAATTTACCATATAAAATATATTTTGAGGCTAATTTTGCTGTGCGTAAAGACAAAATTTTATCTAGATCAATAAATTACTATTCTAGGTTAATTGATCAATTACCAACAAATAATACAGAAGCGGCCCATTTCTTAGAAAGATCATGGTACTATATTTTTAATCTACACAGACAATGATTAAAGAAGTGGCTTGACAACGCCGATAACTATGGTATAATCCAAAGACAGGAGGATACCAATGAATTGTATTTATTGTCAATCTGATATGGATTTTGATCGTTATGAATTCCTTGTAGAAACTGGACGTAAAATTATTTGTAAAGAATGTAGTGTTGAAAATCGTGCTGTGGGATTCATGGATTGGGGACATAAAACTGCTCCAAGTCTTGTGATGGTTCCATCAAATGCTACTGAAACTATTCGCAAACTTGATAGAGCAAACAGGAGAGCCAGATGAAATGGATTGATTTATTTCAGTATCTAAATGAGAGAGCAAATGATTTTAAAAATTTAGGACAATTTCCTTGGCAAGAAGAAGTTCAAGTATTTGATTTTGGAACACTAGATTATTATGCAACTGATTTTATTCAGATGCCGGATAAGAAAATTTCTTTCTCTGTAGATACTACACAACTGGAGACTACTAATGGATCTTGAAATTGAAAGCCTTCTGTTTAAGCAAGTTGCTAAACCTAAATATCATTTTATGACTAAAATTATTAATGTGTGGGAAAATAGATATAGAATTAATGTTTATGTTGAGATTGAAGAAGACAATTTAATGAAAAGAAAAATTCATTCAAGTTATTTTTGCCATTATTCTCCTGGCAAACTAACAATCGTAGATGGGCTAAAGACTCCTGCTTGACAATGCCGATAACTGTGATATACTTAGACTATCAACACTGACACAGGAGACTAAAAATGCCAAAGGGTAAAAAGACTTGTCCTAATTGTTCCAACATGGTTGGGCCGCGAGCCTATGTGTGCAAAAATTGCAATCATGTTTTTTCTTTTAAAATGACCAACAAAGAAAAGAGAACACTCAAAGTTGTAAAAGATTTTAATTGGAAAGAACTTGAGAAAGGTGATAAAATTAAAGTTGGTGGAGGGCCGTATTTTCTTCATAGTGGAGAACTTATTCCCATGGGATATAGAGGTAAGTTTGTTGTAGAGAAAGTTGATAGTAAGGGTATTCATGCTTGGGGATTGGATAAAAACGCTGGATTTGCACATATTTATATGGGGCCAGATTATCAAAACCCTGAGACTGGAGTATGGAAAGTTAAGCACAAGATTTTGAAACTCAAGAAAAAGGAAAACCAAACCTCTGGTACTAGAGAACTTGTGTGATGAATAATCAGACCCAATTAAATGATCTGTTAAATTTGAGAGAAGAAATAGCACAATCACTTAAAAAAATAGATGCTATACTTCAAATTTATTTTCCAGATCAATATACCGATGCCTATCAGCATTGGATGCCTCAGATATTGACAGCACTGTATAATGATGTAAAATGGCTACCAAGAGGACAGGTTACTTTACAAGACACAATTGACCGAATTAAAGATTGTGCTAATGGTTCTGGTGGTGTATCTAAATTTATCAAGTAATTGGAGAAAGTATGAGCGAACAAGTTTATGCTATTACTGATATTCAAGGCTATGTTTCTCAAATGAGAGAAGCGGCTGCTGACAATATTAGTGAACATGGCAGCCAAGATAATTTGGATGACTATATTACGCTTGATCAGATGATTGGTCTGGTTAAACTCAACTGTCTTGGATATGACGATCATAAATATCCTTTACTTAATGAGACACAAAATCAAAAAATTTTTGAGGAAGCGTCTATTTGGATACATAATATTGGTTTAGCAAAACTGGCCGCAAAAGATTTGGTAGAATGTGCTTGGGACGATGAATTAAACGAAATGGTTTTTTGGCAAAAGGAGAATCCAAAAAATGACAAGCCCAAGCGAAAACGAAAGAGAAAAGATTCTTGATAGAATATCTTTTTTAAAAGAAGAAATATGGGAAACAAGAGCCTATATTAGTTCCGATATATGTCGCCGTTGTTCTGATATGTATGATAAGATAGTTAGGTTAGAACAAGAATTAAAAGGCTTACAAAGAAAATTGGAAAAAGATGAACGTGCTTGATACTTTGAAAGACTTGGCTATTCCAGATATTGCCAAATATTGTCAGGATAAAAGTATTCCTGCTAGTGTTGCAATGATTAATATTGGTGGAGATTTTAATCTTAGCACTATGGTTCGTAATGCTAATTTTTTTGGATTTCGTAGTGTTCATTATGTGGGTAAAAAGAAATGGGATAAAAGAGGTAGTGTAGGAACTCATCACTATACTCCTATGTATCATCATAAAACTGAAGAAGATTTTATTAAATCACATTCATCAAGTGGTCGTACATTAATTGCTATTGAAAATAATATTCCAGAATACAAAGATATTACATTTGATCCTTTTAGTTTTGATTTCTCCAATGTTGATGAGCCAATTTTTATTTTTGGAGAAGAAAATGCTGGTTTGTCAGAAAAGATTCTTATGGCTTGTAGTTGTGTTTTAACTATTCCTACTTATGGAAGCGTTAGATCTTTAAATGTTGGAACAACTAGTGGTATCATTATGAGTTTTTATCGCCACTATTACGAAAAATTTCTCAAGGGTTGACAGGGATCGGTCGATAAGGTATAATACAAAAACATGGGGCGTTGCAGCCGGTAGTTGCACATACTCTTATAAGGTATTCAAAAGGTAGGTTCGACTCCTACACGCCCTACTTAGAAAGAAAAATAATGTCTAATAGATCAAAACATATGCCGTATTATGTAACAATAATTGGTCTATTAATGCTATCTTTTGGTTTTAATCTTGTTCAATATGAGGAGATTAAACTATTGAGGCAAGAAAAAATTATGTACAAAGTCTTTTTCGAATATCTCTATCTCAAACTGGAGACTTTACAAAACAAGAATTTTGTGTATAATAATTAGGGGGCGTAAAGGTTTCGACTACATAAAGACGATTATATTGGCAAGTAGTGGTTGGTGGAAAGGCCACTTTAAAAATCTACCAAATGCTTTAACTGGCACAAATCAGTTAGCCCTTGCTGCTTAATTAAATAACAGCAACGATCTTAGAAAGCGATGAAGGTAGCGTTCAAAAGATTGTCGTAAAATCCTTCGGCTGCTAGAATATCCAACGGGTTCTAGCCTGAGACTAGTTGGTACGGAAAGATGAATGTTGTTTGTTCTTTAATCTTTCTCAAAATTTATGAACAAAATAAACTTGTAGAAGGTATGATTTGAAGTATGTTAGGACAGGGGTTCGATTCCCCTCGCCTCCACTATGCCTAGAAAAAATTGTACTTACTGTGGCAAAAGAAAAAACCTTAAAAGTTTTCCCAAGCACAGTATGTACAAAGATAATCTTGATAGTAGATGTAGGCATTGCATTAAAAAACATAGTAAAGTAAGAAGTAAACTTCATAAAAAGGCTCCAACAAAACCAGAATATTGTGAATGTTGTGGAAAAATTCCACGCAAATGGTGTTTGGATCACGATCATAGTGATGACAGTTTTAGAGGTTGGTTATGTGAACCATGCAATACTGGACTAGGCAAACTTGGAGATAATTTGGATGGTGTAATTAAGGCTGTAAACTATCTTATAATGGTCAATAATAGAAAATCAGACAATCATGAATAGACGACATTTCTTATCTCATTTAGCAGCAGCGTCATCTTTAACTATTCCAGCCACTAATTTTACGAATAGTATTCTGGCAAATTCTTCTGATCTAAAGAAGAACCATAAGAGTGCTATACTTTTATGGATGGGTGGTGGCCCAAGCACTATTGATTTGTGGGACTTAAAACCTGGATCAGTAACAGGAGGCCCATTTAAGCCTATCAATACTAATGTTGATGGAATTCAAATATGCGAGCATCTTCCTTTGCTTGCTAAAAATATGGATAAGTTAAACATTGTACGAAGTATGAGTACAAGAGAAGCAGATCATGGTCGTGGTCGATATTATATGCACACAGGATATGTTCCTTCTCCTACTATTGATTATCCTAGTTATGGAAGCGTTATATCTCACGAATTAATGGATCAGATTCCATCGTTAGAGATTCCTCCGTTCGTTAGTGTTGGCGGAGGTAGTGTTGGCCCAGGATTTTTAGGTATGAGTTATGCTCCGTTTGTTGTTGATAGTAATGGAAATATTCGTGATCTAAATATGGGTATAGATCAGCAAAGACTTAATCAAAGATTAACCATGTTAAAGTCCATCGAAGATCAGTTTATATCACAAAAGCGTGGAGATTTTGCTAGTGACCACATGAAGGTTTTGAGCAAAACAGTAAAACTTATGACTAGTCCACAAATGGAAGCGTTCAAAGTATCAAAAGAACCAGCAGAAGTTAGAGAACGATATGGTAATACTGGTTTTGGTAGAGGTTGTTTAATGGCACGAAGATTAGTAGAGGCTGGAGTTCCTTTTATAGAGGTAGACTTAGGAGGTTGGGATAATCATGCCAACATCTTCGAAACACTAGAAAACAATAAACTTCCAGAAATGGACAAAGCCATGAGTGCATTAGTAGAAGACTTAAATGATCGCGGATTATATCAAGATACCGCTGTTATTTGGATGGGAGAATTTGGTCGCACACCAAATATTAATGGTAATGGTGGTCGTGATCACTGGGCTAGAAGTTGGAGTGTTGTGGTTGGTGGAGCAGGATTTAAGGGTGGGGTTGTTGTTGGGGAAACAAATGAAAACGGAAAAGAGATTATCACCAATCCTTATACTTCTCAGGATTTAATGGCTAGTGTTTTAAGAAGTTTAGGAATATCTCTTGAAACCACATTTACTTCTAAAAATGGTCGCCCAATGAAAATTGCTAATAGTGGTAAAGTAATTAGCGAACTTTTTTAGAATCGCTCAAGTCTAAAAAACAGATTGTCGATACTTGACAGTAGGATTGGCGTATGGTAGAATACGCTAAACACAGGAGACTATTTGGATGACTCACGATTTTAATTATGTTTGGGGTATGGTTCGTGATCTTCGTGCTACAAGCAGCACTATTGATAAGCAAGGAATTATTGAGGACTATTGCAACCACAATTCTGAGGCTGCAAATTTTGCCAAGAAGATTCTTCTCTACACCTATCATCCTCTTTGGCAATACAATGTTACTAGTGATAATCTCAAGAAGAAAAACTCTTTGAGAGGAAAATCCTATAAGAATTTCTTCGATCTACTTGATGCTCTAAAGAGTCGAAAGATTACTGGTCACGATGCTATTGGAGCAGTCCATACTTTTATTGATAGTCAGTCAAATAAAAACAATATTGAAGAACTTATTTATTGCATTATTGATAAGGACTTGAAAACCCGTGCTGGCGATAAGATTATCAATAAGTCTATTCCTGACCATATTCCAGAGTTTAGTGTTGCTCTGGCAGATAAGTACGAACCTAAACTTGTAGATTGGAAAGATGGTTGGTATGTTAGCAGAAAGATTGATGGTGCTAGATGTATTGGGATTGTTGATAGTAATGGTGATACTACCTTCTATTCCCGCACGGGAAAAGAGTTTGATACTCTTGGCGTCGTTAGGAATGGTATTAAGGCTCTTAATATTACTAATGTAGTATTTGATGGAGAACTTTGCCTTGTGGATGATGATGGTAATGAAGATTTCCAAGGAGTTATGAAACAACTCAAGAAGAAAGATCATACTATTCCTAATCCATCTTTTAAGATTTTTGATATATTGACACATGATGAATTTTATAACAAGAAAGGCGAGAAGAATCGCCCATATTCTATTCGATACAACAATCTACGACAAGTAATGAGAGATAATACTTGTGCTTGTCTTAGTGTGCTTGGTCAAGAACTCATCAAAGATGATGATCATTTTGCCGAATGGACAAAACGAGGTAATGATTATGGCTGGGAAGGAGTGATGCTTCGTGCTGATGAACCATATAAAGGTAAGCGTAGCAAAGACCTGCTCAAAGTTAAAAAGTTTTTTGATGATGAATATGAAGTAATTGATACTGAAATGGGGCCATTTCGTTATGTTCTAAATGGTAAAGAGCATGAGGAAACTATGCTTAGTTGCGTAATGATTAAGCATAAGGATCATATTGTGCGTGTTGGTAGCGGATTCGCTATTGACCAAAGAAAAGAATTTTATCAGAATCCAGATAAGATTCTTGGTAAAATCGTAACTGTTCAATACTTCGAAGAAACTAAAAATCAAGATGGTGGCATTAGTCTAAGATTCCCCACATTTAAAATTTTACATGGCGATATTCGATCAGTTTGAACCATACTATAAAGTATATAATGTAAAATCTTCAAATAATAGTATTCATAAGTTTACTATATATGGAGAGAGACATTCTGGAACAAATTGGTTGGAAGAAATTATCACTAAAAAATTTGATTTACCAATAACTTGGGAGTATGGTCATAAACATTTTTTTGGTTTTGAATCATTCACCAGATTAGTAACAACTACGCATAATACTTTATTCATTGGTATTGTTAGAAACATATACGATTGGATACAGGCTATGCAAA